CGCATAGGGTGGAATCGTAGCGCCCGAGTCGTTGTAAAAATAGATCGGAGTTGGAGTAAATGTTGCGTCGGTCTGCCTCGACGGACTGCCCAGCAAACCATGAATGCGGAAATGCTCGACAATCTTAACAAGATCGTCGGCAGTCAGCCTTCCGATTACTACGCCGTCATCTTTCACGCTACGCCTCGTATGCTTTAATTTGCACCTTGCACGCAGCCGTATCTGCCTTCAGGAATATCGCAAGAACGTCGAGCCTAAACGGTCCAGCAGTCTCGCCAGCCTTCATGCGACCGCCATAGACTGTCGTTGAAAATCCCCATTGAACAAAGTTGGTGGCGTCGAGATTCTGCATCATCACCCAACCCTTTGTTGACAGCTCCGGCAATGCAAAGCTTTCCTCGCTGGTTCCAATCGTGACATAGCCAGGTGTTGGACCTCCTACCGCAGTTTGAGTATAGGATAGAGTTCCTGGATTGAATTCGTCGCGCATGTTGCCGTTGATGACACGTATTGAAGCACCGACTGTAATTTCGTCTGCCATTAAAGTAGCCCCAGAACAGAGTATGGAAGTGAGTAGGATTTCTTTGGTCGCTCCAGCCACACCGCATTGTCTGCGTTCGATTCTCTCTGGCCGTTAGCTTGCAGCAACACAGGCTTCGTCACTCGCTCTTTGTTGCCATCGACTGATGGGACGAGTCGAGAGTTGTATAAAGTTCCCGCTCCAGTTACTGATGCCGTCGCAACCCTCCCATCTGAAATCGTGCAAGTAGCCGTCGCTCCAGATCCAGGTGCTCCGCTCGTAACACCAATCGCTATTGATGGTGCACTGGTGTACCCTCGACCCTTATTTGTTACGACAATCGCGGTGATGCCTCCGCTTGCAGATACCGCATAGCCAGCAGCTCCGCTTCCGCCACCGCCTGAGAACGCAACAGTTACGCCAGTCCGCTCGTTCAGTCCTTCGTTGCGGTATCGATGCCACCATGCACGCGCCGGAATTGTGTTGAAGGCTTGTCTAAACATAATGACAGCGGTGACGTTAAAATATTGCACCAGTCCTGATTGAATTACTGGAGTAATGCCGAACGATTGCAATGCACCGCTGCCAGCTTGCCATACGTCGCCGAACACGTTCATCGTGTCTGAGTTCGTCGAATCACAATACTTCAATGCAAGTTTGCCGCTGACTGACCTGAAATTTCGAGTGACCTCAAGAACCATATCAGTAACGTCTTTGGTGAAGCCTTCCATGACATCACCATTGACGTTTGTAAGCGGATATCCATTGCCGTCAGTATCAACAGGTTCATTCGTCGTTGAACTGTAATATCTAATCACCGGCTCTTGATTTGTCGGATCGTCTTGCGTTCCAGGAACGCTTTCGCCGACCCATGTTATCTCGACTATTGAAAGTATTGGCCCAGGTCGGCTTGTGATAGCTACGTTCGTACAGTACGCAAATCGTCTTGTTATATATGAATCACCAATGTAAATTCCTGGTGCATATCGAATGTTATCGTCCGTCGCATCGATCGTGTGAACTACTTGATACGCAGAACCATACGTCGATGTGAACGTCTTTCCGTCTGGCGAATTGTCGCTGCTAGTCTGTCGCGACCACATCAAATCGACTGAGATAATTGTCATCGTCCAACTACCTCATACTTAATGCTTGTTGATGTCGATAGCGGAAGCTTCTGCTTAATCACACCTAAAGCGGCCAGCATGTTTTGTTGTACGGTTAGTTGCTGCTTGGCTATATCATCACCGGGTCCGCGAGTGAGTAGCCGACCTTGCACTGCTGATTGCGGTGCTTGTTCCTTCTGCTTTTCGCCGAGGGTATCTAGCTTCGTTTGTTCAGCTGCTATCTTCGCCGCTGTCGCCTTATCCAGCCCCTTCTGCTCGAGCGCGAACGCAGCCGCTGCCTCTTTACCTTGCGTTAGCAGGATGCGTTGCTCTTCGAGTTTCGTCAGTTCGTCCTTGCGGATATTTGCGATTTTCTCAGCGTCTGCGATCTGCTTGTCCATTGCTTTTTCAGCGTCGGCTTGATTCTTCTTTTCCTGTTCGGCCACCGCAAGCAAAGCATCCTTTTCCTTGAGTAGAGTTTCAATCTTAGCTGCCGCCTGCGCATCACCGCCTGACTTCTGGAGTGCCTCAATACCTGCGCGAGTGTCTTTGGATTGCTTTAGCAGCTCGACTTCATCGGATAGGCTTTTGATGTATACATCGTTTTGCTTTTTTAACGCGTTCGCTTCTTTGAGTGCTTCGATCTCTAGCTTATACGGACTGAGTTTCGCTGCTATCGCATCTTTTTCTTTATTGATTAACTCAAGCTTATTTTGCGATATGGCAATCTCTTCCTTGTTTGCCTCTTTGATAATTTCCGAATTTCCAGCTAAATACCTTGCGTAGCCAATTAGCCCTTCGTTGTCTTTGAGTTGTGCCGCCTTCGTTGCTTTAATCTGCGTTTCTATTGCGAACGCTTCTTCAGTCAATTGATTAAGAAGCTTCCTGGACTCTACCTCACCAAGCAGTTCTGCTTTTTCTGTTCGAAACGATAGCTTTATAGAATCTGTTCGCGATATTTCTTCGCCTGCTATCTTGAGAAGTTCGTTAGCTTCCGATAGTTGCTTCCTCCACTTTTCAGTTTCAAAAGCCCAGTCACCAATCATCGATCCAATTTTGAATCCAGCAACAGCAGCGACTCCAAGCAGCCCGGCTTTGAATGCCAGTGCGCCAGCAGCTCCAGCTTTTGAAACCTCGCTGAAGTTTCCAATCCGTTCGCTTAATTGCGCAATGCCCGCTGCGTAAGATGCGAACTGAGAACCACCGAGTGAATTGGCAAGCGTTCCAACAAATTCAGTTGATGCCTTAGCGCCGCGACCGACTTCCTTGATCTGCTTTACTTTTGCATCGACGTTCTTAGCCACATTGCCAAGCACCTTTGATGCTTGGTCATCTGCGCTAATCAGGATCTCGACGCCTTCGCTCACTGGTCGGCTTTCGCTAGTTGGTTTTGAATTGCAAAGTACTTGGCCGCATTGAGGAAGCTAGCCGATTGATTCAGTACGCCACCGCTCACAGGTGGCAATCCTTTTTCAAATAATTCAATAAGATCAATAGTCGAAATTACTGATCGACAATAAGTGTTAGGACAACCGCTTATTCCGAACTCTCCATCGATACATTCATCGCATCCCTCGCCGTCGCATGATGGACACTCCACGCTTGTAGGTTCGGATTCCGTTCCAATGTCGTTACACGTCTTCGCAGTACAGTGACGGCATAACTTCCCGTTTCGAATGAGTGCCGCTACCCTTAGCTTTTTTTTTCCTCTGGTTCCACATGCGAGTTGCGACCAACCTTTTGAAGCAACTCTACCGCCTCTTGATACGTCAACAAATCCTTGAGTTCTGCTTTGCCGAAAACAAATGAACCCATGTTGGACCAGTCGCAAATCACTTCACTGAGCTTGTCGCATGTTCGGCTGAACACGTCTGCAACAGTAGCATCCGGCAAGTGCTTTGAATCGATCACTTCCAAAACCGATTCGTGACCGCGCATCGTTTGCGACTTGGCAAAAAACGTAGGCCTAGAATCGGCTGGTTTGTCTTTGTCGCCATCAAGCACGACCGCAAAACGCTTATCAGGTTCGAGTGAAATTGGCATATTGTCCGTTAGCTAAATACGATTGAAACGTCTTGGTCTAAATTGGCAGCGTTCTTGTTACCCTGCCATGTCAATTGGTCAATCACGATACCCTCGCGATCACCTTCTTGATTATCGACCAACTGAGCTTTTGGAACTGTGATTGTTATTGCCGTGCCAATTGCAAGACTCAGCGCTTGCTCGGTAGTCGTCAGCAGCGGTGCGTATCGATCTTGAGTTGCGACTAGCAGCGACTCAGGATCTGATGTGAATATCGGCGATCGATCGACAATCAATGCGTTCTTTAATCCGTTGCCTGACTGGCATTGAATCAGTGTCGTTTTATTTCCCGAGTCGAATGATATCTCAGCAGAACAGAAGGCCACTGTATTGAATGTCGTCGTCATGTTTGCGGCTCGCAGAGGCGGCTCAGTCGTGAGCGTTGGATACGTTGGAGCGATGATAGCCGTATCAGTAACTGCTTGCCAAATTCCGGTGAATGTCCAATCGATGTATGCCATCTTTCCGGTTGGAAAAATTAGCTTGAAGTTACCGACCGCACCCGCAATTGATTTGAACAATCCATTGACATAGCAACCGATAGTTACAGTCTTTACGCTTGCACCCGGCGCTACTGATCGCGGCGTGAATGTACCAGTGGAATTGACATAGCCGCATGCTGGAAACAATACCGAAGCCCAAGCTGGAATGTTCGTATTGTCGTAACCCAACTCTGTTCGGAAGGAAACCGTTCCCGATACAGGCCCAGGCACAGCAGAGAGAACTCCGAACTGCCCCTGCGCTTCTCGCTGCTCGAATGCCGGCGTTGGCTGCGCCATTACGTTGTACGCGTTGAATGCACCTTCCGCAGCGGTTAACGCTTCAGCCGTGCCTATAACAGATTCAACCTTTACTGCTATCGTGCGAATTCGTTTTAGTAGTGGCATCAAATCGCCCCTGTCTTTTTCAATGTGATGAATCTAACTCGCCGCTGTATTTGCTTTTCGAGTTCTGCCTGTGTCGCTTCAACTGACGGTCCTAGCTTCTTTCCTTTTGTCATGACGCCAAACGGTGACGCACCATGTAGCTTGACAATTGGCAATCGCGATTTTCCGACCCTCTTGAAAACATGGCCGCGCCAGCTTGCTTTCATAAGTCCAGGCTTAGGACCCTGAAATGCACCTGCATAAGTCTTGCGGCCTTTTGTTTTGCTGATCTTTGCAGTGACGCCCGCTTTTGTTTGTCGCGCTCCGAATTCACGCAAGCTAATGCGAGCCGTTTTCTTTACCTCGACTGATGCACTTGGCGCATCGTTGGTTGCTTTTCGCTTGATTCTTATCGTTGCATTAATTGCCGTAGCAGTCGTTGCCAACTCGCTGCGGATCTCTTTATTGATGATTGATTTTGCTTTGTTCGCAGTTGCGTTGACGGCTACCTGTAGTTCTTTCTTAAGCTTGCGTTCCGTGTCTTTTAACGCCGATATAAGGCTGTCCAAGCTGCTTTGCTTTATAGTTACGTTCATGCTCGCACCTCATACGGATTATTTTCCGATACTCGATAAGTGATTGCAATTGGAACCGTCACACCGTCGCAAGCTTCGCCGGTCTGCATGTTTTGGATGTCAAGCCATTCCGCATTTATCGAGTAGCCGCCGAAGCTGTGCCACGTGCTAGGTGACGTTACAACCTTCACCACGTCGGCAGCAAATTGATTGCTAAGTTGATCGACTGATGTTGCATCCATTTCGCTTGGCATTACGTGGCAGTTAATGTTGAACACTTGCCGCCAGCACAATGCAGGTGGACTTCCCGGACAGTCGAGCTCCGTTACCCTATCTGGATTCGCTTGCGTGACGACAATTTGCAGATCCTTCGGAGTATAGTTTCCAAGTCGCGACGGTCGGATTACCTCCACGACATCAGTCTGCTCGTCACCTCCAATCAATGTTGACAGTCGAGTCATCAGCACTGTTGCTATTGAATCGACAACGGTTAGCGGCATTCGATCACCAGCATTCCATGATCTTGCGTTATCAATTCAGTGATACTTCGCATCTCTGCTTTTTTGCCGTCGCGAGGCGGTAACTCGATTAAGTCTCCGCCAGTATCTAGCTCACTGCTGCTAATGCCAGTTACTGAACTGTTCGCTACATGCACCTGGAACGCTGGAAGGTTCGTCTGACCGTCTTCGCTAAAGGCCGTTATCTGCTCGCGCATTACGACGGCTTTTATCTCTCGACTGCATCCTGCACCACGATTTGGCCAATACTTCACCGTCTCCGCGAAATCATTGACGTTGCAGAATACGGTGATTGCATCGGTTTCGATGATGTCGTGTAGGCTCATTGGTTATCGACGTGCAATGATTTTGACGTAATCAATGACGACTGCATTCACGTTGGTGTTCGCAGCCTTCTGAAGCTGAATCAATGGTTGCAAGCCAAGCGTATAGCCCGCCATGTTAAACGTGGTTGCGGCCGCGACGCGAGCGCCATCAACGTAGAACTTAACGTCCGTTTTGTTCGAGAAGTCGATAACAAACTTCTTGTAAGTGGTTCCAAGTGTTGCTGCGGTTGCCACGTCGTCATTGTCCCGAACGCTGTCGTCGGTTTCAACATAAACCGCAGTTGTGCTGCTAGCACCGACCATCTTGAACCAAGCATGAGCCGCCACGCTGTCGGCTGTGTCATTGCGTGCCGATGCAACGCCGAAAACCAACTCGCTGCCGGTTGTGAAGACAGCAGTTAGCTTTACTCGCATCTCCACTGTCAGTATCGCGTCGATGTCGAAGCTGAGCGCGTCACCGTGCGCCAGGCATACGTTTTCCACTTCGCTGGTTGCAGCAAGTGTTAGCGTTGCCTCGCCTGCTGCGCGAACAAAAGTTGGTGCACCAGCCGCAGATGTATCGACAATCAGCCATGGAGTTGCAGGGTCAGCAGCCGCGGGAAGCGTAGCCGATGTGCCTACAAAGTCCTCGGAGTACTCTTGGAAATCTTGGATACCAGCCATTTGTTTTATCTTTCAATCTTAGGACAACGATCCTCGCATTCCGCTACGTTGCGTCGTGCAAAACGCTGGTTTTAGCAGAACCAGCAAACTGTTTATCTCAACTAGTCAGGCACTATGCCTTGTTGCGGAACAGGCCACGCCAATCGATTGCCTTGACGCCAAATGTTTGGCGGATCTTGTACTTGTAGCAATCGCGATCAAAGTCCCAAACTTCTTCGAGCACTGGCGTTTCCTCACCGCTCAAGAACGTAAGTTCCACAGTGTCGATCTGGCCCGGGTCGGCAGCCACGTACCAATCTGTTGAACTCGCAGCGTCTAGCTGTGGCTCAACGATTGGAGTCAACGGCCGATCGCCACTTGGTCCGTAGATGTTCTTGATGCCTTCATTATTGTTGGCAGCGTTGTAGCTGACCGATCCGAACAGCTCCAACAGCGTTGCGCTATAAGCAACAGGAACGATCACAAATCGAGGAACGATATTGAGAATCGCAGAACTATTCAGTCCCTTCTGCAACATCATTTTCACGAACGCAGCATTCAGCGTTGTCACGCTTGGCGCTGCCGCCGCTCCCGATATGTTGCTGCCCGATGCGTGATCTGCATCGAACAGATTCTCGCCGTCACCCATTATCGGGTTGCTTGTCAAAACCTCGTAAACCTTCTTGTTTTGCGTCCGCCGTGCTGCGTTGCCATGCATTGCAGGTACTCGACTGATCGCATCGAGGTCATCGTTGACGACGGTTTCCCACGTCACTGAAAACATCTTGCCGAACTTCTCGACCTTGTATGATTCTTTCGAATCAGTCATCACACCTTCTGGATACTCGGAGTTTTCCGGAACGTGCTCAAGGTCTGGCGACTCGCTGAACCGAATGCGATTGATGCTTTTGAAATCAATCACAGAAGCAGCTTGACGCGCCCAAAGGTTCCAGGTGTATGGAGCTTCTTCGTAGCCGGCTAGCAAAGTTTTGTTGGCTGCGTCGAGTAGTAAATTACTGAACGATCCAGTAGTGTGATAAGCCGGATCGCCTCGCCGGATGTTCATCCGCGCAAGTGCTTTCGGATCACCAATCGCAGCCCTCGCGATATCTGGCGAGCTGAATCTGTCCGTGTCAACACCGGCTCGACGCATGAATGCTTCAGCCATTCGCATCAGAGGCATGCGACCGAAATCACTTGCGCCGTCAGCAGGCTTATCACCTGAAAACAAATTACGACGCACTCGCGATGCAGTCTGTGCTCGCATCAATAAGCCGTCACGTGCTGCTGCGAAATACTTGTCATCAGCCGATCCGGTAACGCGAACCGCGTCCCCACCGACTGAGCGACCTAACGATTGCGTTGCCATTTTCTCTATGATCCTTGTGTTAGCTTCCTTCACTGTCACGAAATTGTTACAAAGCTCGTCAGCGAAGGAACGATCGAGCTTGGCAAGTTTGCATGCTGCCTGGATTTCAGAACGTCGCACTTGATCTGTCGCCAACGTGCGTTTGATTTGTGCTTCTGCTGCGGCTCGTGCTGTAGCAACGATTTCTTCGGCTGGCTTCTCGCCTTCCATCTTTTCAACAACCGTCTCAACGACCGGCGTTTCATCTACTGGCATTTCATCAATTGCCGATTCAACCGTGTCAGCGGGTGTGCCGAATTTGCCGACAACCCACATCAAAACCTGATTAGGATCGACGACACCCTCAGGTAATCCCATCGATGACAATTGGCTCAATAGTGCTTCGTCCATTGCTCGTTCCCTTTTTTCTAAGTCTGTGTAAGACCGGCGAACTGTCGATCTTGAATCTGCCCCAGTAGCAACGAGACTGGCATCAAGTGCCGTCCAGTTCGTGATGACATTTGCAGGACCGATGACCTCGGTTCCTCGCGATGTCGTGTATCGTTGTCCGACCTTCAGTTCAAGCACTTCGTTAGGTTGTGCTGTGATCGAAAAGTCTGTGATGTGCCCGTCGATAAGTTTCGTGTAAGCTCGCTGCGAATCGTCATCACTTGCGAAATGAGCAACGCCGCCGAACTCATCACCTTCAATCGTGAGATTACGAAGGCTTCCGAGTACATTGCGAACCGTGCTCGTGTCGTGGCTATCTACAATTGGAATCTGAGTTGCGCCGGAACGCATTCTCATACCGTCCATTTCAAGCACTTCCGAAACTACTTCGCCGCGCCGCTCATCCCATCGATCTATCGGATTTTCTGTCGCAGTCACAACGCGAACTGAGCGCATAGTTGCATCAGCAGTTGCTGTTTGAATCGACACCGAACGCATAGCTAAAGCATCAGTCTTTGTCGGTGGTAGCTTGCCCTTTTTATGCGACACTTGCGACCTCCGTTTCCGCAGGAAGTTGCGTGTCAATTTGTCCGTCTACAGCATCCTGGATAAGTACGTCGATGCTCTCTTGTGGCATTCCGACCGACTTAAGAAACTCAGTCGCAACTGCTGCCGACATAGTGCCGTCCTTCAGTTCGTCGAGCGTCTTCTGGATAGCCTTTCGATTGCGATTCCACTGCTGCGTTGAAAGCCCCATGTATACGCCGCTAGTATCCTGTCCCGACGCAACAGCAGCTTGCGGAACTCCATCTGCTAATATGCTTCCTGGTTCGATTGGATCGATAATCGCGTTGATTAACTCTTCGCTGAACGACGGGAACGCAGCTTGCAAAACTGGCTTGGCTGTTTCCTTTGGCATCGCCCCTGTGCCGACCTGGGTAATAACATCGACGAGGCTAGTTACTTGAGCGCCATTGAGTGCGGAAGCCGCTACGTTGGCCGTAGTCTCGCCGCCGACAGTCGCACCGCTTGCCGATTGCGTCTGTGCCGCCATCATTTCCTGCGTCTGCTCTTCCGCAGTCATCAGTCCAAGCTGCTTGCGCAACTTCTGTTCTTTAGCCGCTTGATAAAACGTTGCTCGCCACGACCGACCACGACCACCAAGCTCGTCGCTATATGTGCTCATGTACTTCGCGATCGATTCGGACGCTGCGTTCTGTTCGCTCGTCGGATCGACCCATTCCCATTCCGGTGTTTGCCATTCGACTGGCGCAACCTTGCGGCGACTATCAAGCAATTCAGTATTGGTCGGAAATCCATCAATGCCTTCACGAGCTGCTGCGTTGCAAAACTCATCCCATACCGGTTGGCAGAAGTGTGCGATCAGATAGTTCTGCCATCGCTTGTAACGTGGCCTGTCTTCCAGCTTGCTTGTGCGAGACGAGCTGTAGCTGGTTTTACTGAAGTCCTTGCTGACTCCCTCGTAACTTGTCCCAGTGCCCGCACAGATACCGCGTAGCATTAGGTTGATCCAAGGTTCCGAGGCTGAATTCGGTCTGCCTGGATTCACAGTCTCGATCGACTCGCCTGGATTCAGATAGCTGATCATCGCAGGTTCTAAGTAGTCAAGCTTATTGCCGTTCGTGTCTACTGAATCCTCGCCCTCCGGATGATTTAATCCACCGACTGGAGATTCAGTTTTGATCACGACACCGAAGCATGAGGCAACCGCAGATGCTTGGATTTCGTTGTCAACATAAACACCTAGATCGCGCAGCCAGGACATGATAGGAGCAAACCATGTGACGCCTCTTGTTTGCCCTACTCGCTCGCGTCGGAATAGATGCATAACCTCAGATGCTTTGATTCGCTCTGGCATTTGGGTTCGAACTGCATACGGGCTGTTCGGATGCTCTGGATGAATCCAGTAGGCTACAGGCTTATTCTTTTCGTCGAGTTCAATCCCGCGAATTACCTTGTTACCGTTTTCAATCGCTGTGCGGCTTGCGAACGTGTCATGCTGGAGTGATAGCCGGTCGGCTTCAATTAGTTCTAGCGCGAGCGGAACAGGCCGCCGAATACCTTTGTATTCCTTGCTCGATGTTGGAATGAAACGAATAAGGACCTCGCCTGATTCGCAGATTTCTCGTTGTGCAAGTTGCTGTATTTCGTCGAGCGTTAGTTCGCCGTTGATGTCGCATGTTTCGCACCACTCTGTCCATGCTGCATCGCGAATATCATTGACATCCTCAACGTCCTCACCTTCCGGCGTTTCGAATGTAGATTGTGCTCGAATGCCCTCACCAACTACGTTTGAAACGATAGTATCAACCACGTTCCATGCGTAGGCATTATCTCGCACTAACGCACGCGCCCACGCACGTAAAGCATCGGCTCCAAATGGACCCATCAACTCCGCGTCGGCTGCTTGATTCTTTGGCCGCTTGTGACTGGTCAGTCTATTGGCTTCAGCGCCTTGATACGCGCGGCCAAGTAGCTTTCTTGCGTGCGCTCGCTGTAATCCAGCTCTAGGAGAGAAGTAGCCGATGAATCTATCTAGCACATTCATCGACGCCTGCCGATCTTAGCAAGACGAAACGTCCCGCCAGACTCGCGATCGACTGCGCGAACTAGCATTCGGCGCTCTTCCATTAGCGCAGGTAAATCGATCTTTGTTACGGATCGACTTCCAATTGAATACGCAGAAGCGCCTCCAGTTAGGAGTGCTTCGATCGCTGCGTCAATTAATGCCAGAAGGCTTGCGTATGTTGCCATGCATTAATCTTGGCAACTTGAAACGGTAGTAGTAGTCTCTCAATACTACCACCGTAGCAACTATCTACTAATATGCTTGAAAGTGTTACCACAAAACCCGCATTTACAATGCCGAACTGTGTAGCCGTCATCGTACCTCGTTCGATAGACTTCGGTATAATCCGTTCCCGATGGACGCAACGCAGTGCACATCGAGCACTTTGGAGGAACATACCGCCTTGGCTTTGGCTCAGGAATTGTATTGATTACGACTTCCGTTATTGGTGTCTCGGCAATCGTTTCCACCAACTCGATAGGTTCGACTTCGCTTGTGATAATTCTATCATCGACGCTTGCCGACTCTATTTCTTGCAATCGCAAATCTACTCGCCGCTTTTTCTTCATGGTTGTCCCTGCAATCATTGCTTACCTCTACGATTTAAACTCTGCATCCAACCGCCAGGCCGCGTCTTGAATCGCTGCTGCCCGTGCTGCTTCTGCTGAGTCACCTTTGGTTTTGCCGCTTGCCGTTGCTTCGCCTCGATTGTGATCTCAGAAGCTGAGAATAACTTAATGCCCATTGACTCCGAAGCCGCAGCCGCCATATACGTTGCATCCAGCCAGTGGTTATCTTCATGAACTTTATCCCAGTGAGTTTTAATACCCTTGCCTTGAATAAATTCCGTCAGCAATTGTTCCGCTACAACGTGTCTTGAGTAAAGACGATGACCGCTTTTCTCGCTGTGGTACAAACTTAGCGAACCACGACGCAGCATATTGTTTTCATCGAACGTCGCCGTCAAGAATCTTTCATGAATAAACTGCTTCCAGTAGTCGGTATCAAGATGATATAGCCAAACATCTTCGGCACTCTGCTTGCTTGCGTAGATATTGCTTCCGGCTCGAATGGTAGCTGTATCGGTTATCTTTTGGTGGAACGGACTCATTCCTTTTGTTGGATAGAATACGCCGCGCGACTGACGGCAGAACTCATAGGCTGCGTTAGTGAATGTGCCTGAGTCAACGAATACCTTGTCTATCTTTCGATTAACACCAGTTGCATCTGTGTAAAGCGTACCATTGATCTTGTCCCGCCAATTCAACAGCGTTTGATAAATCAACGGCTCCGATGCAAGATTGTCCATTACCTTGTCGGTGCCCATTACTGACTCGAAACCATAATCGACTACAACGCCACCAGCTCCATTCCACCATGCCAGAACAACCCAATGGCAAAAGTACTTACCCAAGTCGATAGCCGCAGTTAGCGCCATGGTGTTGGCAGGCAACTGGCGGCGTGACAAACCGCTGTCTCTACTTGCAACAATTTCCGATGTTAGCCCTTGGCTCTGTGGTCCAACCGTTTCCGGTGGATCATTATCGATTTCTGTTGATACTGCATCCTGGCCCCAGTCTGCGACTCGATTGTAGTAGCTCTGAACCGCCGACAGCTCAATAGGTTCTCCGTCAGAATGCACCTTCTTCGAATGTGAGTATATGTTGGAAACAAGAGCACCTCGCTCGATCTCGATTCGGTTATCTCGCCAGAATGCAAACGCCTTCCTTGCGTCCGGATCGTTATCGCCTCTTGATTTTCGTAACTCGATGTATTCCTCGACTAGATCCATTCTTGCGGGAGGATGAATCATCTTGCGATAGCGCCGCCCGTTCCAGCTTGGCTTCAGTTTGCGATCAGTGTATTTGTATGCGTTGCACTTGCGATTAAGCGTTGTGCATAGATACACGCGAGCAATGCGCTCTG